GATTAACATTTGGAGTTCCAAAACCACCAGATAAAACAGAATCTGCACACGGAGTTGTAGAAAGAGTTGAACGTTCTGGAACTGTAAACATTGCAGGTACTAACGAAAAAGTAGAAGCGTCTGCAGATAATCCTGTAGCAGTTATAAGAGTTTATGCAACAGATGAAAAAGGTAAAAGAACAAAGACAGATAGACGTGTTGCAAAACCAGTTAAATCTTTAAGAGTTTCTTCTGAACCAATTGATAATGAAAAAATGTATGATATGGATGATGAAATTGAAAAAGTTTCTTCAGCAAGACTACAAGAATTGGCAGATGCATATAATAAAAATAAAGAAGGCGACAGTAGGATTACAGTAGGAGCATTAAGACAGGTATATAATCGTGGCATTGGAGCATATAGGACTAACCCTTCATCAGTACGTGGCAGTGTTTCTAGCGCAGAACAATGGGCAATGGGTAGAGTAAATGCGTTTATGGCTGGACTGCGTGGAAGATTCCCAAGAAAACCATTTGACCTAGATTTATTTCCAAAAGGACATTCAAGATCAACAAAGAAATCATTGTTTGAAAACTTTGCAAAAAGCGTAGACAGACCAGAAAGAGTGGTAACCCTTTTCCCTGAGTCTAATCCAATTAATAAACAAGCAGAAGGATGGGGCGGATCTATATTTGATTTAAATCCGTTTAAAAAATAATGTCTAAAAAATCTTCAGGATCTTTTTTTAAAAATCATGCATTCAATCCATTGCAAATAAAAAATGGAAGAATCGTTCGTTTAAGAAAAGACGGCAGCATTAAAGCCGATCTTGGTCAGTATCCAAAAGAAAAAAAAGGGGGCAGGTAATGGCAAATAAAGAACAAAAAGGCAACGTTAATAAAAAGAAAGAGCCAAAGATGACTCTTAAAGAAAAACGTGCTGCTAAACAAGAAAAAAAGAAATCAAAATGAGTACATTTTATTTCCTACATTCATTAGCAATAGGCTTATTAATGATTGGTTCATTTTTTTGGGGCAAGGCTTATGAAAAAAACAAGGTAAAACAAAATGGCTGATACATACACTCCTACATCTGGTATGAAGGCTGCTGCTCGTCGTGCTTTAAAATGGAAAGCAGATGGCAAAGCCAAGGGAGCGGGAACTCCAGTAGGCTGGGGTCGTGCAACTGATATTGTTAATGGATCAGTAATGTCTCTTAGTACTGTTAAAAGAATGTATTCTTTTTTCTCACGTCATGAAGTAGATAAAAAAGGCAAAGGTTTTTACGATGGTCCAGAGTTTCCATCTAATGGAAGAATTATGTGGGATGCTTGGGGTGGCGATGCAGGATTTTCATGGAGTCGTGGGATTGTAGAAAGAGAAAAGAAAAAACTAGAAAAGGTTTGGCAGGGAACTGCCTTTGATCTAAGAAAGTAGGGGGCAATGGAAAATTTAGAAAAAAATGAACTACTTCAACTGATAAGATTTTATAAGCAAAAACTATCTGACGTAGAACTAGAGTCATTAAAACTACAACTTGAGGTCAATAAACTTAACTCTATGGTTTTAAGTTTAAGCCAAGAACCAGTCAAAAAAACTAAATAGCATGGAATATTTATTAGTTATAGGCTTGACATTGCTGTCTTATTGGTCTATAATTAAAATATCAAACAAAAGAAGAATGATATTTTTAAACAAAAATAAATATAGACAAAGTTCTATTTATGAAATGGTTAAAGATGTTGTTCCAAAACAAAGGTTTGATAAGCCTAAAGTTATAACGCAGTCTCAAAGACATATTCAAAAAAATATGTTAAGGGTCGTAATAGCAGACGGAAGTGCATATTGGATATTAAATAATGTTTTTTATACTGCAAATGCCATAAATGGCAGGGTAGATGAAGAAACAATAAAACCATTAGATATTGAAAATATGCCAACAAAAGAATTAGATAAGATGTTATCAATACTTGATGACTTAAAACAAGGGGTAGGACCAAATGATAGTAGCGGTGCAGGGAACAAAGGAATTTAACGACTATAACGTATTCCTTCGTGCCATGAGTGTTGCTTTATCTGGCATGAAAGATGGAGATAATGATTTTATTATTTACTCCGCTGGCCCATCAAGAATAAATCACTTTGTTTCAGAGTTTTCTAATTTATCAGAACGAGGAATGAAAGCAAGAGGCAAAAAGATTAAGTTTTATAATGCTGCGCCAATATGGTTGAGTGAAAATATAAATCAAATTAATTACTTTGCTTTTTTAAGTCGTCCAAAAGAATCAAAATCAAAATTAGTTTTAGTTGCAGAAGCCAACAACATTGATGTTGGTCTTTTTAGGTATTAGGAGAATAAAATGATTATTAGAAGTTTAAATACAATGGAAAAAATTATAAATAAGAATAACAATCTGCTATGGCGTGGATGGGATGTAGTTGATTTAAAAGAATCAGACACTGCAAAAACATCTCCTATGGGTATTAGAGTAAAAGATAAGTGGTATTTGCATAGAATTTATAAACCTGGTCGTAATGGTTGGGACATACCAAATAAGTATAAGGATTAGTCTTGAAGCAGCATTTGTGGAAAGACGAAGCCTTGTGTTTAGGAATGGATAACAACGCATTTTTTGATAAGTATGAAGATCACGAAGGATCTAGAAGAGATATTGACGCACTTTGTAAGCAATGTCCAGTAAAAAAAATATGTTTCGCAAACGGTATATCTGGAAAAGAATGGGGCGTTTGGGGCGGAGTATATCTAGAAGGCGGAGAAGTTTCAAGAGAATTTAATAAACACAAAACCAAACAAGACTGGTCAATTACTTGGCAAGCCTTAACAATGGAGTAAAAATGTATACAGATATTATGCGTAAGGCTGTGCATTCAATTACACCACCTAAAGGGTTTGGTGTTGAAATTATTGACAATGAGCACTTTCTTACGGTAAAATTAGATGAAAGAAAGTTTTTACACATGGGGCATGATGATAAAATATCAGCCCTACAATATGTAGTAAAATTAAAAAAGACTTTAGAAGAATGTGGTGCTATAGTTTTAGTAACTAGAGAGGCAATAAAATAATAAAACAGATTGCATTATTTTTTGTTTGTAAACTTAAATCCCATAACCTTGTTGATGCGGGTGCGTGTCCGTTTACTGGTAAAAACTATGCAGCCTGCCTAAGATGTGGAGCAACAATAGCAAAATGAAAAAGAAAATAATTATATTAATACTGTTAGCAATATCTGCTCTTGTTGCAATTAATTTGTTTTTTGCTTCAAGGCTTAGTCAGTTATCAGACTTAGATTTATTTGACATTGAAGAAGATGACTAATGCAAACCTTTTTACCATACAAAGACTTTGATCAATGTGCTGAGACTCTTGACAATAAACGTTTAAATAAACAGATATTAGAGTCTTATCAGATACTCAAGGTTTTATCTGGTCAATCCGCTTCAGGCGCATGGCGCAATCACCCAGCGGTATTGATGTGGAAAAACGCTGAAAAATCATTACTCACGTATACAAGAGCCATGATTAAAGAGGCTAGCCTTAGAGGTATTAAGACAGACAAGAATGAGGCCAACATAGAGGCTCTGGAGGCCGTTTCTGGGCATCTGTGGGGTACTGATAAGCCCGTCTGGAGTAAGGCATCTCATGTAAATCGTGTCAATATTACCCATAGGGCTAATCTTTATCGTAAAGATTATATTTATTATGCAGAGTTTTATAAAGATACTCAGAGTGAATATAACAAACCATGTTGCGATAAGTGTTTATACTATTGGACAACTCACGCTATTAGAGATAGAGTACAATAGATATTATGGAAATGATGTTTTTGATATTTTTTGCTACCCTGTCTTTTTCCTTTGGGCTATCCTATTGGGCTACTTTTGATAAACTAAAAAAGTCTAACCTATTGTTGGCTGAACTTTTCATAAAAACCAGGGCACTTGAAGAATTAAACTCTAAAATTAGCAATGGCATCAGTATGTCTGACGACACAATACATAAAGAAAATTTTATAAAGTTTCTCTCTGACTCAAGAGATTGGGCCTTTGAGTATATTGAAAGGTCACAGCAAACCATCAAAGAGGTTTCAGATGAGTTAAAGATAAGAGGTTTGGATAACTACTCTGATAAACTTTTAGCGCTTTTACCAGAGATGGGTCAAGAAAAAAGATAACATGAGAGACGTTATGTTATCAATTATCACAGGTTTTGGATGCGGTGTCGTGTTCGCAGCATTCAAATTGCCAGTACCAGCACCACCAGTTTTTGCGGGAGTCGCAGGAATTATTGGTTTATGGGTTGGCTATAAAACACTAACACAAATTATATCCTAGGAGGAATAATGAATAACTTATTAAACGATAAGTCAAAGGCAATGCTGGCATCATACGGACGATCTGTCCTTGGTTCAGTAATTGCACTTTACATGGCTGGCGTAACAGATCCAAAGGATCTATGGGCTGCACTAGTTGCTGCTTTAGCGCCCGTTGCATTGAGAGCGCTCAATCCTAATGACAAAGCGTTTGGCGTATTGCCAGATACAGGTGTCGTTTCGGATGCACTTAGCAAGATTGTACCCGCTAAAAAGGCTCCAGCAAAAAAGAAGGCTGCTAAGAAAAAGTAGTTTATTTCATAAAGGGGGCAAACTTAAAACTTGCCCTCTTTATTTTTTTATAATGGGGATTAATGGATTTCGTATATATATGTAAAGACGGAGTAAACGAAGAACTAAAGTATTCAATTAGATCTGTTGTTGAAAGTTTTCCAGAAGCAAATATATGGCTTGTTGGTGGTAAGCCTGACTGGTATATAGGAAATTATATAGAAGTAGAACAAAAAGAATCAAAGTATAGAAATGCTGTAAAAAATTTACAAACAATTTGTTTTTCACAAGAAATATCAGAATCGTTTATTTTGATGAATGATGACTTTTATATTATTAAAAAAATAAATAAGATAGAAAATTTTCATAGTGGCTTCCTGTTAGATAAAATAAATCTTTATCAAAAATTAAATGGCAACTCTCAGTACACCAGAAAACTATCAGGAACATATAAAAAACTTAAAGCATTAGGATTTGAAAACCCTCTAGACTATGAACTCCATGTCCCCATGATTATGGAAAAAGAAAAATTAAAGATAGTTCTAGAACTTTTAGATCAATTTTTATGGAGATCTATATACGGAAACAAGTTTGATGTTGGTGGCACACAAATGGAGGACGTCAAGGTTTACAATTCTGGACCATTAGTTCTTAAGTCTTATAATT